TCCATTGCTGAAATAGAAGAAGGATATACTTGCAAAAATCTGTTCATATATGTCCAATCTTTATCTTCACCCACACCAGCATCATCTAGAAAATTGTGTTTAAGTTGAAATATTTCTACATCCCCAATATAAGTATTATAATATGTTGGGGATCCGCCTACCGTAAGGGAATCTTTAATATACGTTGAATTTATCCATTTTTCAAAGAATTTTCGTTGTGTCATTTCAGTGTCACATAGAAATGTCATGGTAAATGATGCATAGTTCAAATTAGTAACTATTTCATATTCATTATCGGTTCCAATTTTTGTCTCCCCTGATGTTGCAGTTGACATGTCTGGAAATGTTGTACTTTCAGCCATCATACCAATTCTATCATTGACTCTGTGACCATCCCAACCGTCCTCTATTAATACATTCGGCGGGTGAACTCTCACCCTAAAATGAGCTTTCCGTGCAAGGTCTTTTTGGAGTTGATTAGAGACAAACCCATCAATAGATTTCCGTTTCCCTATTTCCGTTTTTGGACCATACTGTCCTATGAAATTATCAATAGATGTGAGACCACCATACACCTGTGATGCTATTGAGTATCCCTTACTTATTATGTTTGCCATGCTCTATCCTGTTAATATTTTGATATAGTGTACAATACAGCTCCACCACCAATTATTTGAACGAAATACCAAATCAATGATAATTCTATATCCATAAACCATGACAAGTCAAAATCATATGTCACATTAATCAATTCTACCGGACTTTTCATTTATCCTATTAACCTTCTGGAATCTCGATAAATGGAACCCGCAGACGCTTTCCTGAATCGTGCAGTTGGAAGGAATGCTGCAACCTCCCACTCCGAAGCTTCTACATACTTAATTCTTGATTCTATATGCATGGTGAGGTAGTGTTTGAAACAAGGTTTGAAATACTTTAGTTTAGAAGAACTTTTAAGCATTGCATAACTCATTCTGAATCTGGTTGTTTCATTAAACTTCTTGTTGTTCGTGATACTTATAAGTCCATCGAGGAATTTCATTCTCAAGGGAAGAGGAAGATAATGAAGATTCACACCATAGAATCCCTTGGGAGCAGGACCTACCATGATAATGAGTGGAAACTTATCATAATACGGGAGTGTATCCTTGTGTTTTGGATCATACAGGTATGTGAACATCCTACCCGGTTTTGGTCTTGACATATTCTTTAATGCGGGGTCATTCAAGATATCCGCCTGTTTAACCCGGAGACCCTTGACCTTGTTCATGAACCATTGCCTTGATTCTTTGGACTGAAAAGGAATTTGTTTCCGATACGCTGCAGCTTGGAGTTTGTCAAATAGTGAGTCTTCTGCCATATCCTTATTTATATACCTAAATCTGTTTCATCAATTATTTTGAACACATATCCCCTCTTACCGCACCACTTCTCTGCAGCCTCCCACTTCGCCTGATTGACCACAAATGTTCGACATTCCTTTAGATATTGGACTCGATTCTTCTTTTTCCGGGGTGGTTTTCTTTGACTTCTGGGTTTAACCTCTATGATATATCGGGTCACCTTTCCGGAGGAATCCTTTATCTTTGCATAGAAATCGGTGAAATATCTGTGTGCCTTTCTGTCTAATGGTGATAAATAAGGTATAATAACCTCTTCTGAATTCCATTCAAGTATAGCATTCGTGGTATCAAGATACGTCATCATTCTAAGCTCCCATGATGAACGGAACTGGATATTATCCCTTCTTCCACGATACTTCTTGGGGTTCTTTAATCGGTATTTACCCTGCAAATAATGTCCCATCAATATATTTATATAAATACAATTAGAATTAACTTAGGAAATTTACATGGCCGGGAAAGTAGAGAAAAAATCACATTTAAGGTTTCCAAGCAATATTGCTGAATTCCCAACATTTATGCAATATACAGCATATGCGTTTAAACCGTCAAAGGAAGGAGCAAGTAAGGAAACTGCATTCGGAAATGTTGGCACACATAAGGAAGAACTCGCAAAAATATATTTACCGGCACTCAAATCCAGTATCTCAGAGACTCAGGGGTGGGACAAAGAAAGTGCCAATAATCTTATGGCAAATGTCGCAACTGCTTGGAAGAATAGTGAGGGTGCATGGGATACAACAAAAAATATAGCAAGTGCAACTGCATCAGCTGCTACTGCTGAAACTAAAATGAATCTTGCTAATGCAGTTGGAACCGGTTCCGGGTTTGCAGTTATGGAACAACAAGCATTAAAATATACAGGTCCAGAGCAAAGAGAGCTAACTTGTACTTATACTTTTGTTCCCAGATCAAAAGAAGAAACTCAATCCATTGCTGATATAATTAGAACGTTTAGATATCATTCTGCACCAGCACTCAGTTCAATCGGATCCGAAGTGGACATCGATATGGATGTTGAACGTGGAGTGAGAACTTATAAATTCCCGTCATTATTTAAAATATCATGGCTAACAGGGGGAGATGAAGCTGTAGATATTGAATGGTTGCCAAAGTATGAAACCTGTTATTGTACAAGTGTTGCAGTTGAATATGGTGATGACCAATTTACAACATTTCATGAGTCTAAAGGAGCACCAACCACTTATTCATTAACATTAACATTTAAAGAGTTGGATTATCCCACAAAGGGGAAAATAAAAATGACAGGATTGGGAGGATAACATATGTATTTTAACTTACATCCACATATGGAATTTGATGGCCGAGTTGTTGTTGATATGTTTCGAAGGGTTATACCACATAACAACATTGTTGACAACTACGCTATTCTAACAAAATATGATGTTAAGGACCAAGACACTCCCGAAACCTTAGCATATGAACTATATGGTGATTCTGAATATCACTGGGTTCTCTTGATTATCAATAATATTGTTAATATGAGAAAAGATTGGCCTCTCAGGTCTAGAGAGTTTGGTGACTTTGTATCCACCAAATATCCAGTATCAGGACAACCGGATATGATTCATCACTATGAGGATGTTGATGGTGATGTGGTTGACGGGCCGACTGCTTATTTCGTCACCAATTTCACTTATGAAGAACGAATCAATGAAGCAAAAGGACAAATAAAAATCTTGAAACCTGAGTATCTTAAATCATTTGTCAAAAACTTTAAAAATCTTGTTGCATAGGGGATAATTGTGGCTGACGGTGATCGAGTATCAAAGACCAGTGAAACTCTTACAGCAGATTTATTAAATAATAAAAAGCTAGAAGAGGGTGGCCAGTTCGAAGTTGGAACGTGTTTTATTGTAACAAAACACGGCGAAATTGATATTTCTAAACTGGTATCAACACTGTATGTCTGGGAACATATATTTCGAGCGTTTATGACTGCTGAAGTAACGGTTCTAGATACAAGAGACATATTAACAGGGGTGGAAATAACCGGAACCGAACCAGTTCATTTGGAATTTAGAACTCTTGGATCTGCCTTTCCGGTTGCTATTAATATGATTGTATCACATGTGAAAAAAAGAAAAAAAGTAACTCAGATTGCTAATGAGTATACATTTTCTTTAATATCTCCTGAATTCTTAGATAATCAGCGTGTTAAAATATCTACCTGTTATAAGAAAGGGCCCAAGGAAGCTGTCAAGGATATTTTCTTTAATCGGTTGGGTTCTAAACAAAAACTTTGGTTAGAGGATACAGACAACCAAAACAAGATTATTATTCCAAACAAATCCCCAATAGATGCTATTTCTCTACTATCTCAATTTTCCAAATCAAACGAGGGGAATGCATCATATTTATTTTTTCAAACAACTAAGTCGTTTCATTATAGATCATATTCGGGTATGATTAATGCAAAACGACAAGAATTGTCCTTTACAAAAGCCTCAGAAGACCCAAACCCAAGTCAAACCCCTCTTGATAAATGTTCTAGAATATTAGAATTTGATATAGAATCTGATGTAGATGTTTTAAAACAAACTAAATTGGGAACATATGCATCACGGGTCATAGAGTATGATATTTGTAATAAGTCAATAATACCAACAACCCTTAATTATCACAAAGATGCATTTAACGGGAAAATTGAAAAACTTGGTGAATTCCCAATAACACCAGATGGCCCAGTAGATGAAGATAAAAGCAATCTATCGTCTTTCTCTAATTCTAAGGTCGAATTGATTGCAGCTGCTCGAACTGCTAATTTCAGAGAATATAATTTGAAGGCAGCACATGAGTCTGGAAAGACCCACTTAGACCATGAAAACAAAAAGAACCGTATGGCAGAGATTAACTCCATGCTTATACAAAGAGCAAAGATTAAGATTGTGGGGATTTCTGGTATTCAGGCGGGTGATATAATTAATGTTAATATATACAGGCCAGTAGCTACTGATGCTGCTAATGACGATCAGACATCACCAAAATTAGATGACAAATTATCGGGGAGTTGGTTGATAGAATCTGTTGCACATAATCTTGTCGTAAAAGACAAGTATCATTGTATAATGTATATTATTAGAGATTCTGTTGACATTAAACAAACAGATTATGAACTATTGAATTATAAGTCCGGTGATGGGAACTTTTTTATTGCAGATGATAATAGGGTTTCAGACCCAGACGCATAAAAAAAGGGGACCGAAGTCCCCTTTATCAATTTAGATCGTAGTAATGTGTCCTGAAGTCAACGACATAAAGTAGTTGAATTTCCAAGTTACATCAAACGTTTCCACTTCATTATCCGTATCATATCCAAGTTCAATTGCAGCAATAGTAGTGGGCCACATGCCAAAGAAGGTATAACCTTTTAGTCTTGTGCCATTTCTATCGAGTTGATGAACCTCTGCACTTGATTGATAAAGTAACGGATTGGTGATATTAGCTGTTTCAACTAATGTACGGTCCATTCCATCAATCCATCTTTCAACTGCATCATGGATTGCAAAATCCGTGTCATTATACACGGTAGTTGTCCAATCCTCATAAGTTCTATCACCAGCAACATACAACTTCCGACCACGATACGGAACCTCTACGGGTTCAATTGTCGTGCCAGGAAGACTTGCCGTTCTACAAAGATATGTGAATTTCCTACCAGCTTCACCGGGAAGAGCAATCGCAGGGAAGTTCATTACAACTTCAAATTGATTCGCTCTTGCACCACCACCGGTCAGATTCGCTTTGAACATTTCTATATTAGCCATGTCTTAATCCTCCCTATGCGCCAACTTCTGAAAAGCTAACACCAGTACGGGTAGCTACAAAAGTAAGTGTGATGAAGTTAATAGAACGTGCGGGTTTAATATAGATATCTGCTCTGAACTCATTGCGGTCAATGACATCGCCAGTATTATTGGAAGTGT